GAGATGGACTTCAAGAGCATCCCTGATGGGGTGTTCGTCCTCGCCACGCTGGCCGGCGTGCTCACGGCCGCCGTGGCAGCGCTCGGGCTTTACGCCTCCGGGTTCCTGCGCAGCCGCGCGGGCCGGCGAGCGGCGTACGCGATCAACCTCGGGGCCTTCGTGCTGGGCTACGTCGGCACGGTCTGGATGGCGGCCCGGTGACGCCGGGCACGCTCGCGCTCATCGCCGGCTGCATCGCGGCGCTGTGGGCCGTGGCGGAGTCCGTCCGGGCTGGCCGCCAGGAGGGCGCGACCCCGGCCGCGCACCTGCTCGTCGCGCTCGGGTTCGCCAGCCTGGCGTTCCTCGTGGCCGGCGGCGTGGTGTACTTCCTCGCCGTGCGTCTGATGGGGAGCTGACATGGCCCTCGTGATGATCCTGTACTTCGGACTGGGCATGGCCGCTGTGCTCGGGCTCTACCTGAAGTGGAAGCACTGGCTGGGGCCGAGCTTCCTCGCGGTGCTGTGGCTGGCCATGGGTGCCTACTTCGGACTGATCAAGTAAGGAGAGAGATGGCAAATCTCGGGTTGGAGGATGAAGATGCCCCCGCTTAGTCAGACCCCCTACCCAGGTGGTCCGGCGCCGCTCTGGAAGGTGCTGCTGAAGATGGCGGCACTGACCGCCTTCGGCGTGCTCCTCGCCTGGCTTTGGGTGTCCTGCGGCGCCCCTACTCACCAGCGCCCTCCGCGCCACCCGATTCCGGCGAGCACGGGGGGCCAGCGATGAGCGGGCCGATCCATAGCGGCGGCGGGTTTGATGGCTGGAGGATGATCCAGTTCATCGGAGTTGTGATCATCCTCGCGTCACTCGCGTGGGCTCTCAGCCATTTATAGACGGAGAGTTACGATCATGGCGAGTACTCGTGTTACTGGTCAGTAGGAGTGCCACCACTCCACGGGCCGGGACAACGCCGAAAGCGACAAGGCGCCCAACTGGGCGCCTTTCGCATATGCGCAGTGTGATATCCACAACCTGAGCTTGCCTGTGGATAACTGCGGCCCGCACACTGAGCGCCATGACGAAACGGACAAGAGGGCGGGTTCGGGCTATGCTGGGCGCGGCCCTCCTGCTGCCCGTCGTCATGCTCGCGGCGATCCTGCTCGCCTCATCGCTCGGCGGGGACATCGCGGCGTGGCCGGCGCTCGCCATGATGCTGATGTTGATCACGTGGGCGGCCCTGTCGCTCGTGCTCGTCGCGCCTCGCCCGGTAGCCTCGGCTCGTGCGATCTCCAAAGACCGAGCTGGCGCTCCTGCCCCCCGAGGTGCAGGCCCGCTGGCTGGCCCAGCAACCGGACTGGGTGCTCCAGGAGATCTTGCGTGGCGAATGGTGGTGGACCGGGCGGCCTGAACAGCAGCCCCCACCAGGGGACTGGTTCATCTGGCTCCTGCTGTCCGGCCGAGGGTTCGGCAAGACCCGCACGGCGGCCGAGTGGCTCTCGGACCGCGTGCTGCGCTTCCCCACCGACACGAGCGGCTTCCGCACCGAGTGGCTGATCGTCGCCGAGACGCTGACCGACGGCCTCCGCATGTGCGTGACCGGCCCGGCCGGCATCGGGCGCGTGCTGGCCCGGCGCATCGGCGACGAGCGGCGCTCGATCCACGACCGGTCGGGGCGGTGGAAGCTCTATCGAGGCCAGAAGCCATTCATCCAGCTCTATGACAAGAACGGCTCCGAGGCCCAGATCGTCTACATCGAGGGCGCCGACGACGAGGACGTGGGCCGTGGCTACAACGCCTCGGGCGCCTGGCTCGACGAGTTCGCGAAGTGGCCCAAGCCCGACGGCTCGTGGAACGAGGGCATCATGCCCTCGCTGCGCGCCGACATCGCCGAGACCCTGGCCGACGGGACCGTGCGGCCCGACTTCCCCCGCGCGATCGTCGCCACCACGCCGAAGCTCGTGGTCCAGCTCGTCGAGTGGGTGGACCGCAAGGACGGCTCGGTCGTCTTCACCTCCGGCTCCACGTACGAGAACGCGAGCAACCTTGCGGCCCCCGTCATGGCCGAGCTGCACCGTCGCTACGCCGGCACGCGCCTGGGCCAACAGGAGCTGGAGGGCAAGCTCATCCGTGAGATCCAGGGCGCGCTCTGGAAGCTCGACTGGATCGAGCGGTGGCGCGTCGAGGACACGCAGCTCCCCACGCTGAACCTCCGCGTGATCGGCATGGACCCGGCCGGCTCAGGCACCCGCGATGAGACGGGGCTCGTCTGCGCGGCCCGAGGCGCCAACGATCATGACTATGTGCTCGGCGACTGGTCGAAGCAGGTGGCCGGCTCGGCGGCGGCCCGGCGCGCGTGGGAGATGTACCGCGAGTACTCGGCGGACTGGATTGTGATCGAGGCCCAGATCGCGAAGAAGTGGGTCCGCGACGTGATGGTCCAGGAGTACCGGGCGATGCAGCGTGAGGGCCTGTTCCCGTCCGGCGGCGCCCCGCCGCTGAAGGAGGTCCCGGCCAAGGTCGGCAAGAAGCTGCGCGCCGAGCCGGTCGCGGCCCGTTACGAGCAGGGCAACCGCGTCCACCACGTGCGCAACCAGGGCCTGGGCGACCTCGAAACGCAGATGATCTCCTGGGTGCCCGACGAGACCCCGGACAGCCCGGACCGAGTGGACGCGCTGGTCTACGCGGAGCTGTTCCTGTACGACCGCGAGCGGCTCGAAGTCGGCGCGGCCACGCCGTCCGGCCGACTGCTGCCGAACATGGGCGGCATGGGACCGCTCGCCGGCCGGCAGCCGGTGGAGGCGTGATGGCGGCCCTGGAGGGCGAGGTCGTCGGCCGCGAGGTGGACCGCCGGCTGAACCTGGAGCCGGCGCAGCCCGGGGTGTTCCACTACCTGATCCACGTGGTGGACCTGCCGCACGGCGGCAAGGTGGACGGCATGGGTCGGGAGGACGCCCTCGCGCTGGCCCGCCAGCTCGGCACTCAGGCGTACCAGGCGCGGGCGCGGCTGATCCTGCGTACGGGCCTGGTCATCGTGGAGCCGATCGAGCCCATCAGGCGGTAGGCTCCCGGCATGTCCGTAGGTCAGATGGTGCTGTACACCCTCAACGAGCACGACGCAGCGGCGATCAACACGCTGCGTCGCAAGCACGAGCGGTACCGCCGGGGTCAGTCCGTCCCGTCCGACGAGGACGGCACGCCCGCTACGCCCGGATGGCAGGCCCACGTGGGCAACGAAGCCCGCTCGGGCGATGAGTACCCCGCGCTGATCGTGCGCGAGTTCACCCCGGGCTCGTCCGTGGTGAACCTCAAGGTGTTCCTGGACGGCAACGACAGCTACTGGGCTACTTCGCGTGGAGAGGGCGAGCAGCGCGGGCCTGGGCGCTGGGTTCACACGGATTGACGCTGGCGAAACGCCAAACGAGCGGCCATCACGCGTAGCGCGTGGTGGCCGCTACGCTGTGACCATGCTCCCGGCGATCTCCCTCCTCGTGTACGCGCTGGCGGTCGCACGGGTCACCCGACTGATCAACGCCGACAAGATCACGGAGGCGCCTCGCCGCTGGCTGTCCATCCGTCTGTGGGCGCGCGTCGTCTCCGACGAGGCGGCCAACCACTGGGCCGGGATCGTGCGCACGAGCGGGATCGGCGCGGCGCGGCGCTGGGTAGCGCGGCAACGCTACGACGATCAGGCCGAGCCGCCGCTCTCCGTCTACTTGATCACCTGCCCCTGGTGCGCGAGCATCTACGTTGCGGCCGTCGCGGCGCCCCTCGTGTACTTCTGGGGCGACAGCCCGTGGCTCTTCGTCCCGGCGCTGATGCTCGCCTTCTCCCAGTTCACCGGCATGGCCTCGAAGCACGGGGAGTGACGCATGGCCCTGCGTAGAGCTACGCCTCCGCCGACCCGCGAGGTCGTCACCACGACCATCGACACCGAGCCCGACACCTCCGGCATGCGGGCCTTGGTCGCGGCGGCGGCGGCGATGCAGCTCGACGAGGGCGCCACCCTACGCAGGCGCGTGGGCGATGAAGAGTGGCAGCGCGAGGCGTGGCGGCACTACGACATCAACGGAGAGGTGCGCTTCGCGGCGAACCGGCACGCGGGCGCGCTGTCGCAGTGCCGGCTGTTCGTGGCCGAGCTGGACGACAACGGCAACCCGGGCGATGAGGCCGAGGATCCGGACGTGAAGGCGCTCGGGGAGACGATCTTCGGCGGCCCGGCGAAGAAGGCCGAGTTCCTACGCCAGATCGACGTGCAGCTCTACGTCGGCGGGGAGTCCTACGTGGTCGCCGAGAGTGCGGCCCGCAAGGACTCAGACGTGTGGTACGTGGTGAGCCCGTCGCAGATCCGGCGCAGTACCAAGATCCGGGGCTCGTACAAGGTGGAGCGGCCGATCGAGCACGGCGGCGGCTGGTACGACATCCAGCCCGGCAGAGACATCCTCACCCGGATCTGGACCCCGCACCCGCGCAAATACGACTTGGCCGACTCGTCCGTGCGTTCGGCGCTGCCGATCCTGCGCGAGATCGAGCGGCTGACCATGCTCACCTTCAGCCAGATCGACTCGCGGCTCATCTCCGCCGGCCTGCTGCTACTGCCGCAGGGCATCAGCTTCCCGGACAAGGACGGCACCACGCAGGGCATCAAGGGCCTGCTGGAGATGATCCTGGAGGTCGCGTCGGCCCAGCTCTCCGGCGCGGGCACGGCGGCCGGTCTCGTGCCGATCCTCGCCGAGATCCCCCCGGGCACCGGCAATGAGATCAACCACGTGAAATTCGAGACCGCGCTCCAGGCGGAGATCCAGACCAAGCTGGACCACGCGATTCGCCGGCTGGCCACGTCGCTCGACATCGACCCGAGCGAACTGCTCGGCCAGGGCGACTCGAACCACTGGAGCGCGTGGCAGATCGACGAGAACGGGATCAAGCTGTTCATCCAGCCCCCGATGATCCGGATCTGCGACGGACTCACGACCGGCTACCTGCGCGCCGGCCTGAAGACGATCAAGAAGGACCCGGACCGCTACACGCTGTGGTTCGACCCGAGCGCGCTCACGAGCCGGCCGGACCGCTTCGACGACGCGATCCAGCTCTACGACCGAGGCGAGGTCAACGGCGACACGCTGCGCAAGAGTGGCAACTTCCCCGACGGCGCCAAGCCCGAGAAGGCCGAGCTGACGAGCTGGCGCGCGTGGACTCTGATCAAGCAGGACCCGCAGCTCCTGGCGAACCCCGAGCTGGCCAAGCTCGCCGGCCTGCCCACGGTGGAGGCGCCACCTCCACCCGGAGGCGCCCCGGAACTGCCCGCCGGCCCGGCGCCCGAGGATCAGGGCGGTCAGCGCGAAGGCCAGATCCGCCAGCGTCTCGGGCTGCCCGAGACGGAGAGCGGCGGCGCGAGCCCGGCCCAGCAGGGCCTCACCGCGAGCATCCTCCCCGGCGCGGAGCAGGTCGTGCTACGGGCGCTCGAACTGGCCGGCGGCCGGCTGCTCGACCGGCACTCCCGGGGCAAGTTCGCCAGCGTCAACCGGACCGAGCTGCACACCCGGGTACGCCCGACCGACCGCGAGCACGCCCGCCGGCTGCTCGAAGGAGCCTTCGCCCACGTGCCGGCGCTGGCCCGCCACCACAGCCTGAACCCCGGTGAGCTGTCCTACGTGCTGTCGGAGTACTGCGTTGAGCTGCTCATACGTGGCTACGCCCACGACACCGACCTGCTCCGGGCGATGCTCGACGCGGCCAGCGTGAAGGAGGCCGTCGGTGCTGCTGGATGAGGCATTCTGGGCTGACACGTCGGTCCATCCGGACTCGACGCTGCTCGCCGGCCCGTCGCTGAACGCGAGCCGGCACGGCAGCTCCCTGCGCACGTTCGCGGCCTCCGATCCGTGGCTTCCCCGCCGGCTGCGGGCGTTCACGGACCTGGTGAACGCCGAGGGCGGCCTCTACCGCGCGCTGGTCGCGCTGCTGGACCGATGGGCAACCAGGCTGCGCAGCGCGGTCTTCGGCGGCGCCAAGGCCCACACGCGGCCGGACCCGCTCGGCGTGCTCTCCACGCGGACCTGGTGGGAGGGTGAGGTCTCGAACCTGGTCGAGGTCGAGGTCCGGGAGATCTTCGACTTCGCCTCGCACGACACCGCCGGCCACGAGCCGAATGCGATGATCCGCGTGGAGCAGTACCTCGCCGAGGCCCGCAACCGTCTCGTCGGCGTGCCGGACACCGTATACGCCACGGTGCGCGGCGCCACCATGAAGGCGACCACCGAGGGCTGGTCGATCGACGAGCTGGCGGCCAGGGTGGACGGCATCCTCGCCGAGGCCGGCGCCGAGCGGTGGCGCAACCGCGCGAAGGTCATCGCCCGGACCGAGGCCCTCGGCGCGTACAACGCCGGCACCTACGCCGGCTTCGTCTCCTACGCCAGCCAGACCGGCGGCGACTGGGAGAAGGTCTGGCTGGCCACGCACGACCACCGGACGCGGCGCACGCACGCGGCCGTCACGGGCGCCGACGGACAGCGGGTGCCGCTGCTGAGCCCGTTCAAGGTCGGTGAGGGCCTGCTCATGTACCCGGGCGACCCGGCCGGCCCGCCGGAGGAGATCATCCAATGCCGGTGCTCCATCCTGCTCGCCCACGCGGGTGAGATCATCGACCTGTCGGATCGGCACTTCCGGAGGGGCACGTGACCGCCACGCTCGGCGAGATCCTGTACGGACTCCGGGAGCCGCTCGTCGCGGCCTCGATGAGCTTCGACCACTCCGCGTGCGAGCTGTCGACGTTCTGCCGGAACCCGCTGCACCCAGGCCCGTGCAAGGGCTGGAAGAAGACCCTCGGCCACATCGCGCCCGGCGCGCTGAACGCCATCGAGAAGGCTCACAAGGAGAAGACGGCGGCGCGGCGGGCGGCCCGCGCGGCGGCCAAGGCTCACGCGGAGAAGATCGTCGCGACCGGCCCGGCCAACCACCTCGAACACCCGTTGACCGCCAAGAAGAAGACCTTGACGCACGCCCACGTGCTGATGGGCGACACGGCGGACAAGGCCAACGCGAAGTCCAGCAAGGCGATCCTCAACAAGACGGAGATCAAGAAGTACTCCCAGCTCAAGGGCGCTCAGGTCGCTTCGGTCGCGGTCTCGCACGGCTACGTCGAGCCCGACAAGGAGAAGGACTACGCGGCCCGCGCGGAGAAGATGATCTCCGAGGCGCTGGCCAAGGACAACGTGGACGGTGGGGAGGCCCACTACCGCAAGGCGATCGAGGGCCTCGCGGGCGAGCAGGCGGCCGGCTTCGCGGACAAGCACTGCGGCATCGGGACGAAGGACGGCGACTGCGACGGGCTGCTGTGGGAGTCGCTGCGCACCCGGGCGGAGTACGTGCTGGAGCGAGCGCTCCTGACCGGCAACCAGGACGGGCTGCGCGAGCTGGACGCGAAGGTCGAGAAGCTCGGCGACGACCGCAAGGGCCTCGCCGCGTACCTGAAGAGCGTCGGCGTGGACCCGGCCATGGTCAAGAAGCAGATGGACGCCGAACCGCCGGCCCCGAACGCGCCCGAGGAGCCCAAGCTCAGCGGCTTCGAAAAGGGCGAGAAGACCAAAATGGACAACCTTGCGAAGGTGGCCGAGGCGCAGACCACGGGCGCGGCCGGCGCGGCGACCATCGAGAAGGTCGCGCTCATGGTGACCGGCAAGAAGCTCAACGAGCAGGGCTCGGCAAAGCTGGCCGGCGCGATGGCCGACCTCCACGCGAAGGGGGAGGGCCTGCCCGAAGGCCAGCTCAAGCAGATCGACAACGGCGTCAATGTCATCGCGTCCAAGGTCAAGGCGTACACGGGCGTCGAGATGACCGACGAGCAGAAGGCCAAGCTCCACGCGGAGATCCTCTCTGGCGCGGAGAAGGGCACGCCAACCCCGATGCTCGACGGCATCCACAAGTCGTGGTCCAGCAAGGGCGACAAGGCCGCCGAGGTCACGGCCGCGCTCAACGGCGAGGCGGTGCCGCTGAACAAGTGGCAACAGAAGGCGATCGACGCCCTGGCCCAGGACCCGAGCGACCACGTGAAGATCCTCGAAATCCTGGAGGTGCTCGACGCGGACGAGTACGCCGCGCTGCCCGACGAGGAGAAGGCGAAGCTCCACGACTGGCTCCAGGCGGAGGTGGAGAAGGGCACGCCGAAGGCCGCGATCACGGCCCACCACCTCGGCGCGCTGACCGGCGACGAGATCAACGCGGCCGGCGCCGTGTACAAGCAGAAGCAGAGCACGGCCGTCGCCGACGCGATCCACAACGGCAGCAACGGCGACATCATCAAGGCGATGAACGACCACCCGGAGCAGTGGGCGCAGCTCTCCCCCGCGCTCCAGTCAGTCGCGGCCCAGAAGCTGCACAGCGAGAAGATCATGGGCTCGACCCCGGCGGCCCAGTTGATCGCCAAGCACAACATCCCGGAGCCTAAGACCGCCTCGGTGGCGAACGTCGAGAAGGTGCTCAGCGGCGACGGCTACACCCCGTGGCAGAAGTACCAGGCGCTGAACGATCTCAGCTACGCCGAGTACCAGGGCCTGGACCCGGACGTGAAGAAGAAGGCCGACACCTTCCTCAACGAGCAGGTGGCGATCGGCAACGAGAAGATCGCCAAGCTGGCCAAGGACTTCGACGTGCCTCCGGTCACGCCGAGCACGGCCATGCCCCCGGCGACCAAGAGCGTGCTCCAGGATGCGATTGACAAGGGCCAGGTCTCCGCGCTCACGCAGGAGGCGGTCGAGGCGGGGCTCATCGCGGACAAGATCAAGAGCGCCACGGCGAAGAAGAAGCTCGTGGTCTACGGGGATCTCGCGGACAAGGGCGGCTTCGAGAACATGTCGCCGACGCTCCAGGCGAAGGTGCTCAACGACCTGGACGCGATGCACGCGAAGTTCAAGGACCCGAAGAAGAAGGCCGAGACCTCCTCGATCATCTCGAAGCTCCAGGCGGCCCAGGGCGGCGGCGCGGGCGCGGGCGGCGCCGGCACGGGCACGAGCCCGGTCGGCCTGCCCAACACCACGCCCCCGGTCCCGGCACCTCCGGTGAGCAACGCCGAGAAGGCCACGGCCGGCGCGAAGTTCCTCTCCGACGCGTACGAGGTCGTGGGGCAGCCCCCGATCGGCGAGAGCGGCCAGGAGGCGTCGGCCAAGGTGCTGGAGAGCCTGCACAACAACGGGCCAGGTGGGGAGGACGGCTTCACGGCCATGTCCGAAAGCCTCGCGCAGAACCTCATCGCCAAGAGCGCTCTCCCGCTGCCCGAGACCGAGACCGCCAAGTTCATCGACCCGCTGGCGGCCGACATCAAGGAGAAGCTCAAGGCGACCGGCGCCCCCACGCCGGTATACAACGCGTGGCAGGAAGCGGCCAAGGCCAACGGCACGCCGGCCGGCTACTCGGCGCTGGTCAAGCTCGACCAGCAGGCCGAGAAGTGGCACAACGACAACGGCGAGCCCGACGCGCTCCAGGCGCTCATGGACGCCGTGCCGATGGCGATGACCGACGAGCAGGCGGCCCAGAAGTACACGGACGCGTTCGTGGGCCTCAAGCAGCACGCGACCGGCGAGAAGGTCACGCAGATCGGCAAGACCCAGACGAAGAAGCTGTTCCTGGGCGAGATCACGGCCGAGGGTCAGCAGAAGTTCGTGACGCCGGGTGGCGGCGACCAGGGCGGCATGTCGCAGGGCTTCGCCGACGGGCTCGCGTCGCTGCACACCAGCAAGATCGAGAAGAAGCTAGGGGTCGAGGACTCCACGATCTTCAAGGACTGGCAGAACAGCGCGGCCAGTGCGGCGTTCAACGAGGCCATGTCGAAGGACTACCACTCCGCCCTGGTCAAGGGCCAGGACAAGCCCGACGGCGTGGCCGGCTCGATCGACGCGATCGTGGACGAGGTGAACGCCCAGGCCAAGAAGACGGCGGCCGACAACGGCTGGAGCCAGGACTCCGTGGCGCTGGAGACCTGGAAGGCCCAGACCTTCATCGCGAAGGCCGAGGAGCTGGTCAAGGGCAAGCAGGCCGGCGCGGGCGGCGCGGCCTCCAACCCGAGCCCGATCAGCGCGGTCCACGTGCCCAAAGACCTGCCCGAGGTGCCCGAGGGCGAAGAGCCGGCGCTCGGCGGCGGCCGGGGGATCGGCCACCTCTCCGAGGCGACCAAGAGCGCCATGGGGAAGAGCTTCAAGGGCCTGCCCGTCGGCTCCAGCTCGTCCGACCCCTCGGAGTCGGTCTTCGACGCCCTCATGGCCACGGCCGCGTGGTACGGCGCCAAGCCGGAGGCCGGCGGCCCGCTGTCGGTGCTCCAGATGGCCCAGGTCATCGACGAGTGGAAGGCCCAGCACTACGGCTCCGCCAACAAGAACCTGACGGAGAAGAAGCTCGTCTCCTGGCTGGGCACCAAGCAGGGCAAGGAGTACGCCGAGAAGTTCACCACGCCGGACGCCGAGCTGCTCGATCACCTGGAGAACCCGGGCAAGGCCAAGCAGCCCAAGGTGATCTACGTCGCACCCGGGCTCAAGGTCCAGGATGTCGGCGGCCCCGGCGCGTACGACCCGAGCCTGAAGACGGCCGACTTCACACCACAGAAGAATGCCCAGGCCAAGGCTGCTCGTGACGCGTATATCGCCGCGTCGGGCGAGAAGCTGACTGCCACCCAGAAGGCCGCGATCAAGGCGTACACCGGCAGCTCGTACCACGAGATCAACGGCTACCTGCGCGGAACGTCGGCCAGCGCCGACCCCACCACCAAGAACTGGGCAGTCCTGGCGCAAGCCGCGATGCGTCCGCTCCAGGAGAACACCCTGCTGCACCGGGGGTCCAGCTTCAAGGTCTTTCCCGAGGGCTTCCGCAGCATCGAGGGCGTACAGAAGCTCATCGGCCAGGAGATCCAGGACGACGGCCTGGTCTCATCCTCGGTCGGCGGCGAGCAGATCCCCCCGGCGTTCAGGAAGCAGGTCCGGCTTCAGATTGAGGCGCCGATCGGCACCATGGGCCTCTACGTGGACGACATCTCGGCCAACAAGGGGGAGAACGAGCTGATCCTCGCGGCCGGCACCAAGTACCGGATCCTGGGCGTCGACAACCCCGACTCCTCGTGGCCAACCATCAGATTGAGGGTGATCTCATGACTCAGCCGGAGGACGTGACGCCGGGCAAGACGCCACTCAGCGACGGCGAGGCGGTCCAGTTCCACCTGGTGATCCCCGACGCTGGGGGCATGACCCCGGCCGAGGCGCGGCGCTTCCTGGACCAGCCGATCACCCCCGTGGGAAACTCCACCCAGACCCGCAACGAGGAGCAGGAGGCGCGACCGTGAACGACTGCGGATGCGAGCACGACGAGTTCGCGGCCGTCGCCACCAAGACGGACGAGGAGCTGGACACGCCCGGCCCGGACCCGCGCGGCGACATGGTGACCACGTGGGGGCCGGACCTGATCGCGCCCTACGCCAAGCCGACCGGTGACGGCCGGCGCTTCAAGGTGGGCGCGCTGTCCAACCGCGAGCTGCCGCTCCCGCTGAAGTGGCAGCGCGAGGACACCGAGGGTCACAAGAAGAGCGTGGTCGTGGGGACGCTCGACGGCATCACGTACACCGACGAGGGGGTCATGGGCTACGGAATCATGCTCGACCCGGACCCGGCCCAGCTCCCGCGCCTCGCCGAGGATGTCGCCGAGGCCCGGCTCCTGCTGGAGAAGAGGGTCATCGGACCGTCCGTTGACATCGACGATATGGAATATCACCCGCTGGGCGAGATGGCCAGCAACGGCCACCCCGAGGTCGAGGTGACGCGCGGCCGGATCAGCGCGGCCACGCTCGTGCAGATCCCGGCGTTCGCCGAGGCCCGGCCGTTCACCCTCCGACAGGTTCCTGCCGAAGAGTACGCGGCCCGTGAAACCGCCGTGACGGCCTCGGGGGTGCGCACCGACCTCTCCACCCTGCCCGTGGCGCCCAGCGCGGCCTGGGACCCGCTGGCCTGGCTGATGGGGCACTCCACGCAGGGCGCCCTGTACGACGACGACGCCATGGCGCTCTTCCCGGTGGCGCAGCCGGTCAACGGCACGTTCTCGCTCGTGCCGGCGGCCGTCGCCGACGCGATCTCCATCCTGGCCTTCCGGGGCGATGAGGTGAAGCTCGGCGAGGGCGTGAAGACCGCGCTCCGCGCGCAGCTCGAAGAGCTGGCGGCCGTCTGCGAGCTGCCGGTCCCGCCGTGGGCCAAGGGCGAAACGCTCGTGGCGTCCGCCGGCTTGCCCAAGCCGGTTCCGGCGGAGCTGTTCGCCAACCCGAAGTTCAGCGGCCCGACCCCGCTCCGCCTGGAGCGCGTGGGCGAGCACATCCGGGTGACCGGCCACCTCGCCGACTGGAAGACGTGCCACACGGGCTTCGCCGGCTCGTGCGTGCGGGCGCCGCGCTCGCGCTCGAACTACGCGTACTTCCACGTGACGCCGTACCCGACGACCGACGGCGAAGTCCTCACCGGCAAGATCACCCTCGGCGGCGGCCACGCGGACACCCGACTCGGCTTCCACGCGGCGGCCGAGCACTACGACACCACCACCACGGCGGCGGCCGACGTGCGCGTAGGCGAGGACAAGCACGGCATATGGGTCTCCGGCGTCGTGCGCCCCTACCTCGGGGAGCGCGAGCTTCACGAGCTGGCCCTTGCCCCACTGTCCGGCGACTGGCGGCCGATCGGGGGAAGCCGCGAGCTGATCGCCGCGCTGGCGGTCAACGCGCCCGGTTTCCCGGTGCTCCAGGCGTCCGTGGTCGGCGGCCGTGAGGGCGCGCTCGTGGCGGCCGGCGTCGTGCACCGCGACGACCGCGACCGCGACGAGATGGCCGAGACGATCATCCCGCGCAAGAAGCGCAAGCGCCCGAACGACGACGGCGATGAGATGTACGACGGATACGCGCTCGACGAGTGGCCCGCTGACCTTGAGATGGACAGCGCGACCGCGTTCGGTGTGCTGGATCGCCTGAAGCACCTCCACGGCGCGGGCGGCAAATTCGTGCCGAAGGGCGACGGCGAAGGCGGCCACCACGAGGAGATCTCGAACCACCTGCGGGGGCTCGCCGACAACGAGCTTCACGTGGAGGGAAACCGGGCCAAGGCCGCGATCAAGGCAGGCAGGCGGGGGACGCCGGAGCACGCCCAGGCGAAGGCGATCCACCGGCTCGTCGAGCACGAGCAGCGGCGGCGCGAGCGTGGCGGCGCCATGGAGCCCGGTGGCCGGTACGAGCACCCGCAGGCGGGTATGGGCGAGGATGACGGTCCGAGCCACGGCGAGAACATGGCCCGCATGCGCGAGCTGGAGCGCAAGCTCAACGGCAGCGAGGGGCTCTCCGACTCGGAGCGGCGCGAGCTGGAGCGGCTGCGCCGGATGGCGTCGATGTCGGGCGAGGCCGAGTACTTCGCGAGCCTCGGCGAGGACGCCCGGATGGCGGCGGCCAAGAAGGGGCAGGCCAACGCGGACGGTTCGTACCCGATCCGCAACGTGGACGAGCTGGAGAAGGCGATTCAAGCGTTCGGCCGGGCCAAGAACAAGGCCGCGACCAAGCGCCTGATCATGCGGCGGGCGCGCGAGCTGAAGCGGCCCGACCTGATCCCCGAGGGCTGGCTCAAGGAGCGCGAGCAGGTCGGCGCGGCGTCGTTGGCGCGCGAGGCCAGCGCGTTCGATCTCGCGGTTACGATCGAGGAGGATTTCAGCGCGCTCCGCCGGCTCGACGCGGCGCGGCTCGCCGAGGTGTTCTGAGCCCAGGAGGGAGTGAAGATCATGGCGTGTGGATGCCAGGGTGGCGCTCAGGCCGACCAATGGGAGCCGGTCTACCCGGACATGACGGTCGGCCCGGCCACCACGAAGACGCAGGCCCAGGCCCAGGCGTCGCAGGCCGGCGGCTATGCCCGGCCCGTCCAGCGCAGCGGCGCGCGATAGGCTCGCCGCACAGCCGTAGGAAGCTGCGCCCGAGGGCCACCCTGGGCGAGACGCCGGAAAGCCGGCATCCTCACGAGGGGATGCCGGCTTTCCCGTGCTCGGTGGGCCATTCACCGGTCGCCAGCTTGTGGTACTCCGCGCAGAGCCCGCCGGGCTCGCGCACCTTCCCGCGCAGGTGACGGATACAGCGCTGCATCGAGCCCTTCACGCCCCAGTGAATCTTGGTCTGGGCGCCCTTGCCGTGCACCCAGTACTCGGTGACGCGGCGCGTGCTCTCCTTCGTGAGGTCGATCGCGAACGTCTCGCCCGGCTCCCAGTTGTCTTCCAGGGCCAGGCGTCCGGCGAGCGCGGTTGCCCAGGCGAGCACCTCGGGCGGCATGGGCTCCCGCTCTTCGGGCTGATCCGTCATGCCGCCCAGCGTAGGTCACCAGGTGACCACGCGGTGGCACGAGGCGCGCCCGTCGTGGCCGGCGTGGTTGTCGACGCGGGCGCCGGCCGGCACCTTGGCGCCGTAGTCCTCGCCCGGCGCGAGGATCACGCAGTTCGCCCCGCCCTTGTACAGGATGTTCTGGACCGTGAAGATGATCTCCTGCCCGGTCTTCACCTGGATCATCGCGGTGTAGGCGCGGCCCCCGCACGTGCCCGTGTTGCACCCGGGCGGGGTCACGCCGTCGCCGGCCACGATCGTGATGTACGCCGGCTGGTTGTCGGTCCAGGTGCCGATGACCTTCGCCCAACGTCCATCCTTGGTGGACGGCGTGACGCGGTTCTTCATCGGCGCCGTGTCGATGCGCGGGAACGCTTGCCACGGCTTGATCGTGAGCAGGCCGAACAAGATCAGCGCCAGGACAGCGCCGATCTTCACTCCCGTGCTGGTCTTCATCCATCTCTCCTGACGGGCTGGTATCGGGTGAACTGCATGATGCTCTGGTACGAGAAGCGGGCGCCGCGCTGCTCCGCGACCAGCTCCGCGCGGCGGGCCATGAGCAGCGCCCCGAGCCAGTTCCGGCCGGGGGAGACCTGCCAGCATTCGCCCGGCTCGAACGGCTCGCCGTCGCGCGCCTCGCCGCCCCTGCCCTTGCGGCCTTCCCGCAGGTCCACGCCCCAGACCTGATCGCCCCAGGTCGTGCCCTCCACGATCAGCGCGTCCCCGGTCGCCAGCAGCACGGCGGCCTCATCGCGGCCGATCCGGAACTTGCAGGCCAGGACCAGGCGCATCACGTCGTACTTCACGCGCTCCCAGTCCGGGCGGAGCCGGAGCATGTGCTTGCCCTGCTGCTTCGCCTCGGCCGGCGTGGGGCACGCCAGCACCCGCAGGAAGTCGGCGCGGGTGCGCGCCTTCATCGCCTGGAAGAAGTGCTCCCCCGTGGGGAACGCGAACTGCTGGAACTGGATGGGCGGCCCCTGCCAGAAGTTGGACAGCGGCGCCCACTCGTTCGGCCCCTCGAAGTCGTCCAGGTAGGAGATCACGTCAGGCAGGCCCATCGGGCACCTCCAGCGGGTAGCGCATGCGCAGGTAGTCCCGCACGCTGGCCGGCGCGATCGCGTCCCCCGAGCCCGCGAGCTTGCCCTTGCTCACCAGCTCGTGGATGTTCTGGCGCGAGCAGTCGATCGCGGCGGCGGCCACGTTGCGCGACACGAACGGGTCCAGGCTGCCGATCCACCACGCGCAGGCCCGGCCCAGCGGCGTACGCCAGAAGTCGGCGCTCTCCCGCTCCCGCTCGTCGACCAGCGTGGACAGCGCGATGCGCGCCACGTGCTCGCCGACCTGCTCGCCGAGCTTGCCCGCGATGGCGTCCCGGTAGGTCTCGGCGGCCTTCACGAGCGTCGTCAGCCCGTAGGGCGTCCCCTCGCCGACCGCCTCGGCGAGGCGGTTCGCCAGCCGGACGATCCGGCGCTCTGTGTCGGTGGCCACGCCGGGGTGGCTCAGGATCTCGTTCACAGTCGTCTCCCTCTTGTTGCTGCTTCGTTACGGGCAGTTGTCGAAAGCCTGAGCGATCGGCGCCTTGCGGCCGTGCATGAGCTGGCGCACGAGGCTCGACCCGAACGAGAAGGTCTCGATCTCGTGCAGGCGCCCCCGAACGAGCAGGCGGAGCCGGTTCGCCAGCTCCTGCTCTCCGCCGAGCAACGCCTCCTGGTACAGGTCGAGGAGCTGCTCCATCGACAGCGGCGCGGCCAGGTCCGCAATCGAGCCGGTCGCCGGCCCCTTGCGCAGCGCCTGGACCGTCTCGACCGCAGGTGTTCCGTTGGCCTCCACGTGGCCCTCCTTCGTGAGATCTGCCCTTCCACCCGGGGAGCCGGCCGGAGCCGGCCCCCCGAGAAGCGGTCAGAGCCCGATGTTGTGCGCCCGGATCATGAGCTTGACGGCGCGCGGGTAGATGTACGCTCGCACCGAGTCCCCCTTGATGTGGGTCCGACCGTGCAGCGCGGCGCCGCTCGTGGGCAGCATGACCGAGCGGTCCGGGGTCGCGACCACGATCGGGTGGGCCGTCATGTTCTCGTTGACGCGGCCAGCGAACACGGTCGGCATCTCGACCTTGACGGCGGTGTCCACCAGCACGTGGAGCACGACGCGCCCGGCAACGTGCAGGTGGTAGACGGACGTGGTGCCCTCGTCGCCCGCGTACTTCAGGCCGTCGGGGGTCTCGGTCGCGGCCGGCGCCTGCTCGGCCAGCTCCGGCATGTCCTCCTGCGCGCCCATGATCTCGTTGAATGCCTTGTCGAAGTCGTCCTGGCCCATGTCTCTCTCCTCCTGCTCGGGGGTCCGGCCCTTCCGTTCCCCTCAACTTGTATGCTTAGAGTCTACATCGTGCTTGACGAGTCTGTCAAGCCCCAGCCTGTGAGCTACTCCACAACGCTGTAGATCGTGATCTTCTGGCGGATGCGAAGCTCCGGCATCGGCACGGGCTCGCCATAGTGGTCCTCCAGGTCGAAGATCTTGCCGGCGGCACAGTCGGAGGCGTACCGGTCGCGGACCGCGCGGGCGCCCTCGATC